TTATTCAAATACTTTTAAAGCCTCTACTTTTTTGTCGGGCTTGATATGTGCGTATCTCTTCAATTCACTTTCATCAGCATGACCCATTAATTCTGCAATTACTCTGCTGTCTACACCTTCATTTGTTAGATGTGTAGCATAAGAGTGCCGCAGCTCATGTGGTGTTAATTCCGGCATATTAGCATTTCTTAGCATCTTTTTAACATTGTAGCGCACTGCAAGAGGTGTAAAGAATGTGGCACCACCGAAAACGTACCAAGTTGATTTAAAACCAGGTATAGATTTTTGGCGTTCGTATTCTACTAACAATATTTTCCAGAATGAAGGTGGGCATGGTTGAAACCGTACTGATGATTCAGTTTTTGGGCTATCGTTGTGTTTAAAGCCATTGTATTCAGGAAACAACTTTCTATTTGCAGGATAAATATTATCTTTAATAAATAGACCTTGTTTTTCAAAATCTACTTTCTCCCATGTTAATGAGGTAGATTCGCCAACTCTAAGTCCACAGTAGAATAAGGCACTTAGTACCAGAACAAACTTTGGTTCAGCAAAACTTATTGCAATCTTGAAATTGTCAATATCAATATATCTTTCTTTTCCGAATTGCTTGAAGTCATTCTTTCTAGGGAATGGGGGGATATAAGGCGGTTTTACATGATATTTCCGTTTACAAAATTTTATGTTCTCCAAAAATTTATCGAAGTATTTTGACGCAGTTGAGTGCTTGCGATTTTCTAATAAAAATTTTTGGAACGATTCTATGTTTTCAGTAGTTAGTTCAGAATATTTAATTGAACCTAATTTAGGTATCACTAACTTCGTAAGAACATGATGCAATAATTGAAATGTAGATACTTTAACTTGATTATTACGTACAGCCCTTTTTTGAATATCAAGATACTCCATACAAGTAGTCTCAATTGTTAATAAATTGCCGATGTTTTGGTCATCATCTCGTTTTGCCTTTGCTAATGCTTCGGCATTTTTAGCTTTCTTCTCTGATGTATAGTATTCGTCACTTTGTTTGTTTATGTATCGTTTTCCGTCTATCATAAAGTTTGGGTTTTTTACCCTCATTCGATAGTAGTATTTTTTCTTTTTTTCATTATAATGAACTGACATTAATATCATTCCTTTTCGTTTATTGTACGCCGAAAACGATTATGATATAATACAGTTTGTAAAGCGTGGTATTTATATCACATTTTCGGACACGTTGTTGACGCAACGTGTTTTTTTATTATTCAATTTTAAGAACGGAAATGTGTCATTTAGATATTTTACGACTTGTTCCTCAGGTATTTTATGATTTTTAGCAACTAATTCAATTGCAAAGTCATTAGCTTGTTTTTCGATTTTTGATTTATTACCACTCATATAGAGAGGGCTTTGTATGTCATTGTGCATTACGATATGTCCAATTTCATGATCAAGAGCAAATTCATGTAGATTATTGCTTAAATCATTTCTTATAAATATTAGTCCCTGTTGCGGGTCACAAATTGCTAATTCGTTCAGAACTGAAAAGCTGACTTCTGTTACAATGATGCCAAGTTTTTCAATAATATTATGGGCATTGTATGAACCTGTTATCGCATATAATTCTTCAACTGTCATTCTTTTACCTCCAGACAATTTCATTGTAGCACTGGGGCAAATATGCTTGCGACGAATATGCGACAAATTTCAGTCGTTCTCCTTTCCAAATAACTTTTTGAACTTTGCTGTCGTTTGCAAGTTTTGAGATTTTAAGAAGTTAGCCATTTCAACAACTTCTTCATCTGTCTTGTTGTTGTAATCAGAACCAGACATCGCCATTAACATGAAGTTCTCTTTTAAGTATGTTCGTGCTAATTCGGCATTTTCTAACGAGAATAAATCTGGAAATTCTAACTGTATTTGCTCATTCGCTTTTTGCAAATAAACATCTTGATCAAAGTCTAGTACAGAGCTTAGCATCTGCAATGTTGACATTTTGATTCTGCTTTCTGCTGTTTCGTATCTTGATATTGTTTTCTTTGTACTGTTTAATCTGTTTGCAACTTCTTCTAAACTATATCCTAGCTCAAGCCTTCTTGTACGAAGTAATTTTCCAAGTGCAATATAAAATGGCTTATCTAATTTTTCAGGCATCATTAATCACTCTTTCTATAATGTTGTGTCCTTATTGTAACACTTAGAATAACATTTTACAACAAAATGTCGAAAAAACTACACAAAACGATTGACAGCAAATTTATATAGTGATAAGCTAAATGTGTCACTAAACTGACACAAATACTTTGGAAGGAGTGAAATCATGCAGTTTGAACATAATATCGCATCAGCTAGAAAAAAAGCAAAACTTTCGCAAGCAGTAGTTGCTAAAGAAATGAAAATGAAATTGCGAACATATCAAGCTAAGGAATCTGGCGAAAGAGCAATGAGTGCATCTGAAGGAATTACTTTTAGCATCATAACAAATGTAGAAGCTAAGAAAATTGATTTCCGAAAAGAAGCACAAAAAAATTTAAGTTAGTTGTGTCGTTTTAGCGACACAGAACAGGAGAGGTGGTAAAAATGGGACTTGGAAAATCAAGACCGGAGCCAACAAATGAACAGATATTAGAGATTGCAGACAAACTATATTTTGTTGGGAACAAAGAAGTTCAAATACTTTGTGCTTGTGCAGCGAGTACGGCAAGTAAAAAGCTAAAGGAGTATCGGGAAAGCTATTTGAACAAGTACCCACAACATACAGAGCTAGACAAACATAAAGTACCAACTTGGTGGGTGCTTGAGAAAAGAGGAATCACTCTAAACAAGATTCCAAGAAAAAAAACCCCCGCCGATCAGACGGCAGAAGGGAAGTGAGAACATGGGAAAACGAACACATATTGTTTTAGATAATGATGTTACAGTCGCAATTTCAGAAATCAAACGAATTGAGCCATTACGAGTAAATGGTGAAACCAAAGAAGGATTTACGCAAATGTTGTTATGCGACGGTTGGCACATAATCAATACATCTTACGAAACTGTTGTAAACATGGTTATGGGTACATATTAGAATGTCCAAGAATATTTGTAGTAGAAGGGAAGTAAAAAAGATGGCAAAAGATGTACGAAATATATTTCTTGATTTGTGTATTGAACACGAAGTTACACTATACGAGTTTTATTTCATTAAAGAATACATAGAAGATCAACTAAGTAGAAAAGCGACAATAAAAAAAGAACCGCACAATGTAGGTGTAACGGTTCAACTGGGTGAAAAATCAGTTTTCGAACATGCGGGTGGTTATTGCACGACAGAACGAACACCAGCAATTCAACGTCCGGAAAGCGATTAATGAAAAATGCTTTGCTTGATGTAATCCCAGCCTTCGCTAGGTAGACTGCCGTTGTAATTTTCGTTTAGTTCGCAAATAAAAACACGGTCGTCACTATCTAAAAGTGGGTTTAAGCAACTCATCATTTCAGTTGGAGTAAGGTTACTCCTAAAAACATATGATGACTTCCAGAAAGAACACCACACGCCAGTAGACAATGTAGTCTTTATCGTTTCAATAACTTCATTGTATTTTTGACCGGGCGCGTTTAAATCATATGTAATTATATAAACTTTACTCATAATCTCACCTCCTCAAGTTGATTATAACACTTGTGAATAGGTGAATAAATAACAAAATCGCCCATTTAAAAATGAGCGACAAATAAAAATAATTCACCTGTATTATAACAGGAATTTAAGGAGAATGCAAAATGGAAATTAAAGCAGGAAAAAGTTATAGAGCAAACATGCCAAAGGACGGGGCAACTAAACATGGCGTTATCTTAGGAAGAAGATACACCGTTACCAAAATTGAAGGTAATATTATCACATTATCATCAATAAGAATTGAACATGAATCATTTATCAGTATTACAAAAGAACAGTTTAATGAGGTGTTCAATTGTGGGTGCTAATGTTTACAATCCGGAACGCAAATTAAAGACAGAACTTATAAATGACCATTTCCAAAATTATAAAAGATATCATATACCAAAAGCGCAATTAGTTATTGCTGACATACCATACAATCTAGGAAACAATGCTTACGCTTCAAGTCTTGAATGGTATGTAGATGGTGATAATAAAAAGGGTGAATCAGATAAGGCTAACAAAGCATTCTTTGATACTGATAATGATTTTAGAATATCCGAATTTATGCACTTTTGTTCAAAAATGCTGATAAAAGAGCCAAAAGATAAAGGAAAAGCGCCAGCAATGATTGTATTCTGTGCATTTCAACAAATGCAAATGGTGATTGACTATGGAAAGAAGTATGGTTTCAACAACTCTTATCCACTTGTATTTATTAAACCATCATCAGCTCAAGTGTTAAAAGCCAACATGAAAATTGTTGGTGCAACAGAATACGCAGTCGTTTTGTATCGTGATAAATTGCCAAAGTTTAATAACGGAGCACAAAAAGACGCTGAAGGTAAAACTATTAGAGGCACCGGGAAAATGATTAAGAACTGGTTTGAGTGGAAACAGGATGACAAAAAAGTCTATCCAAAAATCCACCCAACTCAAAAGCCGGTAAATTTGCTTAAGCAGTTAATTGAGATATTTACTGATGAGGGTGAAGTGGTTATTGATCCATGTGCAGGCAGTGCATCAACTTTACGTGCTGCCGCCGAATTAAATCGAAATTCGTTTGGGTTTGAAATCAAAAAAGATATGTACTTAAAAGCGAATGCTGAAATGTTATCGAACATTCCAGCACCAATGGTACAGGAATGTCTAACGATTTAGGAGTGATTCAAATGCCAAAGTTTGAGATATCAACATACAACCGGAATACCGGCAAGGTGTTTAGTGACATGGTTGCTGCACCTTCGAAGAACAAAGCGAAGAAAGCACACAGAGCGGCGATTGTATCAAAACCGCATCTGAAACAAATATCATGCAAGGAGGTTGATTAATATGCTAACAGTTGAAGTAATTGAAACAGCTTTAAGAGCGTTGAGAACGAATCTTATGGGTTTATTGAAAAACAAAAGTCTTTTTGTATCAATGCACAGCGAAAAAGCTTACCGCGAAGAAAAACAAAGACTTGAAGTTGCGATACTAACATTTAAAAAAGAAATCGAAGCACTGCAATTTGACGACAACTCAAATGCGGGGTTAGTGAAAGGAATGAAATCATAATGAATACTGATAAAGATAAGCATTATGCTGTGCCGGTTATTAGTATAGCTCATAGCTTCATATGCTTCATGTGTGGTTTGCCGTTCTGGTTATTCATATTGATGATGCTAGGGGTGATTTAAATGGAAAAACTTATTATTCAAAAAGCTGGCGAAAGCGTTGAATCAACTGAAGTTATCCGAGTTTCTCGGACATCAAAAGCGATTATTAATGACATCGCAAAACGAACGAATAGAAGCCATATTGAAATATCAGAAGCAATGTTGATATTCGCTGCAAAACATATTCAAATTACCGACACAAATGAGGAAGTGATTTAAATGTCGAATTTACGAGGTTTTGACCGTTTTAATACTCCGAGCTATAACGAGAGCTGGAAGTACCAAACAGAGCAGAACGAGCTTAAAAAGGGCGAATTACTGCAAAAATTGTACGACAAAATGGAATTGCTAAACAATGAGCTTGAAAAAGTGCAACAAGGTTCTACAACAAATGTATTTTTTGAGCTTATCGACGAAATTAGCGCACTTGAGGACGACATACGCTATTGCGAAGAATTCGAACCAGTGCAGATTTAGGTGGTAAACAATGAAATCAAAAATATATACTGGCAGACAGCCGATTAAAAAAGAAGTGACGCTCACCATTGATTGCGAATCGTTGACAAATACTTCACTAAACGAAGTGGTGCAGCAGTTCGTCCAAGGGTTTGCGAATGACGGTTGGACTTGTGAATCAGCACAAACTGATCCGAACGACATTTTTAAAACGAAAATGAAATTTATTAAAGAGGTGAAACAAAATGGGTGATTTAACAAAAGCAAGCCCGTATACAGATACGGAGCTTGCGATATTGGACATTATGAAACATACAGTAGATGCTAAAGCAGAAAAGCTAATCAAGTATGTTCGCCAGTATCACAAAATTTATATCGAAAGTACGCGCCAATTACGAGATATTATCAATAATTCTTTAAAACAAAAAATGATTGATAACAAAGAACCGTTCACTATCGTCAGTGGCAACTATGGTTACCGATTAGCATATTATGACAATCAACAAGATCGCGCTGAAATTGAACACCACGTTGCGAAAGAATTGGCGAGCGCACGTTCTCGAGAACACAAGGCTTTAGAACTTGCGGCAGCAGCTGGGGTTGATGTTCGTGGCTAATAAATATTACTGGTTAAGATTAGACAAAGGATTTTTCAAACGTCACGACCTTAAATTAATCAGAAAAATGCCTCAAGGCGATAGCATAGCACTTTTCTACATGATGCTTCTTACAGAAAGCATCGATCATGACGGAAATTTAAGATTTGATGATTTGATACCATACGACGCAGAAATGTTGGCAATTTTGTTCGAGTATGAAACAGCATTCGTTGAAATGGCGATTAAGTTGCTTGAAAAATTCAATATGATTGAAATTTTAGAAGATGAAACGATATATATGTCTAAAATAGCAAACATGATTGGATCAGAAACAAGCGCTGCTGCCCGTGTAAGAAAGCATCGTGAAAATCAAAAAACGTTACAATGTAACACTTCCGTAACACCAAGTAACAAATTGAAACAAATCTGTAACACAGAGAAAGAGATAGATATAGAGAAAGAGATAAAGAAAGATATAGATAATACTCTTGTCATAAATGACAATGTCCAAAAATCAACTCACATTGATTTTTCTGAACAATTCAAAAATGACTTTAATAATATCTGTACCGAATTATCTAAAGTACAAAAAATAACTGCAGGAAGAAAAACAGCAATAAAATCTCTTATGAAATTACTTGGAATAACTAGTGAACATGAATATACAAATATTGCGGTTCCATTTCTTAAAACAATATCTAACAGCGGCTTTCTTAATGGCAATAACAAGAATGGTTGGAAAGCGACATTTGATTGGATCACAAAGCAAGCTAATGCAGTGAAAATTATTGAGGGTAATTACAACAAAAAGCAAAGTGAATTGACAACTAGGGATTTGGACTTGGAGGTAGAAATAAATGTGTTCTAAAATTAACGAACTAACTTTTGTAGCTATGATGAAAAAGTTGTCGAATTTTTATTCAGACTTCGGATTGAACGAGAAGCAAACAAGTGCATGGTTTCCTTACTTTAGAAATTACACAGATGTTGAGCTTGGAGAAGCTATTCAGCTACATATTAAAAATGAAGTGTGGAATCCGACAGTTGCCTCATTAACAAAATACATTAAACAAGTCGCAGTTCAACAATTTGAATTAGACAACGGAAGTTCTGAAAAAATTGTTGAGGGAATTATTCGGGAGTTGTCATCAACTGGCATCATCTACAATCCAGATAAATACTTTGAAGCAGTCAAAAACAAATTTGGAGAAGTTGCAGAACGTGTTGCTCAAGACTACAAAACAGATTTAAAAGGCTTGACGATTGATGGCACACCGTTTTTAAAACAACGAATGATTAAAACGTACAACAGTTATTTAGAGCGTGAGGTAACAGGGGCTAATAATATGTTTGAGGCTCTTGAAACACAATCAAAATTAAAAATTGAAAGTAAGGAGTGAGCGGAATGGGGTTAAGCGAAACAACACGTGACAAGGTTATGCAAGTAATTATAAACAGTTATGATTATGAGTTTGATTTCTGTTGGACATCGAATCAAATTATAGCAACGCTACTGTCAATTAGTGCAAAAAATGTTAGTACGATAATATCGAGATTAAAACGTGATGGCTATATCAATGTTGAATATTCAAAATTCACAGATGAAGAAGGATATAAATATAACGACAGATACATATATCTAACAAACAAGAAATATTCAAAACTAATATACCCAGAAGATTATGTGCCAAAGGATAAGGAGTGATTCAAAATGAAACAACCAAAATTCACAGTAGTTATACCCGGCGGAAAACATCGGGACTTTGAAACAAAGTTCGCTGCTGAACAGTATTTGAAATCACGCGGTATGCGATATGTACGTAATGCTGTCCGCCGCGCAAAAAACCAAACAACATGGATTGACTGCAAAGGTAACGAATGCCAGTTGATTGATAACAAACCAATACATTTTTAAGGAGTGAAAAAATATGTTTATATGTCAAAAATGCAATAAGCAATCAAAAACTGGTGAAAAGCCAGTATTAGTTACAAGTGAAAGTAGACCAGTTAGCTATGACTATTACAAAGATGGTAAATTAAAATGTTCGTCAAATGGAACAGAAATTGCACATCAAATTGAAGTTTGTAGCAATTGCGAAAGTAAAGTACATCACGCTTTAAATGATGACTTAAAAACTGTTGAAATTGATTTATAGGAGTGAAGAAAAATGAAACCAGAACAAATTATTAATCGCTTTAAAGAAGAACTATTAAACAAATATGGAATCCACTTATTGAACATGAACGTATGGCAAATAAAGTTTTCATTTGCTGATAGTCCAGATTTTATCGGATATTTTGAAATTGTCGAAACTGGTGACGTTGCTTTAGGAACAGAAACAGGTCATACAATTGGAGTTACTGGACTTAAAGAGTGTATTAATGTTATTAATCACATAGAAACTACTGACTTAATTGAGTTGTGGGGTGAGTTGTAATGACTGATTACAAAACTGGAATCATTGAATCACACAAAAGCGGATTTGGCAGTAGTGATGCGAAGAACATTATTGCACTAACAACAAACGGTGTTCCGAACGTTGGTCTGCAAAAACGAATTCATGCAATCAAACATGGAATTGAAAAAGAACAAATCAGTACAGCGGCAATGCGGCAAGGTGATGCGATTGAGCAGCAAATTTATGAAATGCTGCGAAATGCTAACGAAGATGAAAACACCAACATTGAAAGCAACCCGTTGTGGGTGATGCCTGTCGAATATCCTTTTTCGGTATTCTGCCACCCCGATCAAGTTGTTATTACTGAAGATGAAATTCTTATTCTCGAAAACAAGGCAAGTATAAAGCCGATAGAATATTGGAAGCAAGAAGCATTGTATCAAGTAGCTTGGCAGTATATGTGTGCAAAAGCTATTTATCCGGATAAGAATATTCGAGTACGACTTGTACATTATGATACAACCGACTATGTGCAGTTTGACGCAAGCAAGATTAATTACTTTGAATTTGATGTTTCATATCTCATTCAATTTTCAATATTGTTCAATGATTCTTTTGAATACTTATCTCAAAACTGGGAAACATTTGAATATTTAGAAGGCGGCGAATTGGATTTAACGGTTGTTGATTCAAATCACCCGTTGCAAATTCAAATCAAAGAACTTGAAAAAGCAGTTCTTGCAGAGAAAAAGGCAAAAGAAGAGATTGCAAACTTCCGTGAACAGCTGACTGAACAGATGCTAAACGCCGGAATTAAGAAAATTCAATCTGAAAACATGACGGTAACTTTAGTAAATGAAACCGTTGAAAGTAGATTGGATTCAAAACGACTGAAGTTAGAGCAACCGGAGATTGCAGAGCGATACACAAAAGCAAGTATCAAAAAAGCATTTATCAAAATGAAAGTTAAGGAGTGATTATATGGATAATTACGAAAACGACGGCTGTGCTGCTGGTTGTGGTTGCATGTTCGTGATTGCTTCCGGACTATCATTTATTGCAGCTTTATTGATATTTATTATTGGACTAAAAGAAGTATGGAGTTTTATTTTTTAAAGGAGAGATTATATGGACTATCCAAAAGTAATGCAGTTTGATAGCGGTGCCGATGAAAGAGAGACACAAATCAATATCGACCATTTTAGTCACAACATTGAATTATTCACGTCAAACAATACAGTTTATCGCCGTCTTATCCGAAAAGGTTTAAAACCGCATAAAGTTGATAAAGGTGGCGCAATATTCATCGAAAAATTCGACAACATGGGGAAAATATTACAAACGGGCATTCTCAAAGCCGAATAAATTAAATCTAAGTACCAAATACGACCACATTTATATATATCTACTGAAAGCAAATCGCTTTTATGAGTGATTGCAGGGGTATAAATAAAAATAGTTAAAAACACCTAAAAAGTGGTGTTCTACAAAAAAATAAGGAGTGATGCCAAAATGGCAGGAAATCAAGTTAGTACATTGAAAGATTTTAACCAATTTATTTCAAATGATAAAACACAAGAATATTTACAGTCGGTTTTAGGTAACAAAAAAAGCTCGTTCGTAAATAACGCAGTTGCACTAGTGTCTAATGTAAAAGGTTTGCAGAAGTGTGATCCACAGACAACTATGTTCGCCGCAATTAAAGCAACAGCTTTAGACTTACCACTAGACAACAATTTAGGGTTTGCATACGTTATACCTTACGGAAACCAAGCGCAATTCCAAATGGGTTACAAAGGTTTCATTCAATTAGCGATGCGTTCCGGACAGTTCGAGCGTATCAACGTAACAGATGTTCGAGAGGGTGAACTTGGCAAGCGTGACCGTTTGTCTGGTGACATTGAATACAACTGGATTGATGATGAATCTGAACGTGAAAAAGCAGAGATTATCGGATATGTTGCTTATTTCAAATTAAAGAACGGATTTGAAAAACAAGTTTATATGTCAGCTGAAGAAACACGAGGTCACGGCAAAAAATATTCTAAGACATTCAACAATGGACAGTGGAAAGATAACTTTGACGGAATGAGCCGTAAAACTGTATTGAAGCAATTACTAAGTAAATACGCTCCGTTATCAGTTGAAATGGCTGAAGCTGTAAAAGCAGACCAAGCAATCATTACCGAAGAAGGCGAATATATTTATGCAGATAAAGTCGTAGCTGAAGTATCGGCAGAAGAACAAGCAGCGCAAACTGCTAAAGCAAACGAACTATTGGGAGTATCTGAAGCGCCAGTTCAAGAGCCGGAAACAGAAGAATATATTCCAGAGTTCTTGATTGATGAAGAAAAATAAATGTATTCCGAAGTTGACGAAATCATGAAACAAATACAAATTAACAGCGAAATAAAAAGCGATAACGGAAATCTAGAAATTGTTATCGAAATTGAATTTAAAGGAGAATGAAAATGAATAAAGAAATTTTAAAAGAATCTATTACAAAACTTGAAACCGAACTAAAACAAGAACAGACAGAAGTATCAGACTTACAACGATTCTGTGCAAAGTATGACAAACCAGTACCTTTTTACATTTTTGAAGATATAAAGAATCGCCAACGGTGTTTAGAAATTAAAAGAGCCGAACTAAAATCAAAGAAAAACCAATTATCTAACATTGAGTTTGAAGAACAATTTGCACGTCTAAACGCTGCCTTTGGTAAAGCGTCTGTTTCAATTAATAGCCTAACAAGTCCAAAACAATGGATTCCGAATGATGGTGATAATTATTGGACTGTTGTATTGGGTGCTAAAGAAAACGTATATGAATATGGCTGGAGCAATGATGAATTCGATAAACGTTATTTGTCGCAGAACAGTGTTTTTAAAACAAAAGAAGAAGCACAAACAGCAGCTGACAAAATGCTTTCTGCGTTGAAAGACCCGGAAGATGTAACGGTTGAAGAATTGTGCGAAAAACTAGCGTCAGCAATCGCCGACAAATCAAAAATGAATCGTGATAACACAGTTGGTGCGTTGCTTGTAGCTGTTAATGAGGCTGTTCGTGCTATTGAAAGAGTTGAATAGTTATGGCGAAACAAAACAAAGGTAAAGCCTTTGAAAAGTGGACGGAATCATACCTGCAAAAAAATGGACACTTTGCTATTAGATTGCGAGATGTTGGTTTGATTGAGGGAAGGCGAACAAAGAGTACCCAAAACCCTTGCGATATTCACTCGCTAAATAATGGTAACGCATATTACATCGAATGTAAGGCTAATAAAACAGATAGATTTTCTATTTCAAGGTTGGAAATGAAAAATAAAACATCTAAAAAAAGTCAACTAGATTTATTGCTTGAAGCTAAGGGAAATGGCGGAATCTCGTTGGTAGCTATTTGGTTTTATGAACAAAAAAGAAAAGTTATTGTTGAGCTTGAAGCTATTCTTCAACATGATATGAGAAGTATTAAGTTTGATGATAATATCTGCTGGAATTTCGATGAATACTGGCAAAATAAAAAGATAGAGGAGTAATATAATGCAATCATTTAATGGAATTGGTCGAATTACTAATGACCTAGAATTAAAATATGTTGGAGATAAACAAACCGCTTTATTGAATTTTAATATTGCAGTCAAACGCAAAATGCAAAAAGATAAAACCGATTTTATTCCTTGTACTGCTTGGGGTAAAACTGCCGAAAATATTGAAAAATATTTCCGAAAAGGTTCTATGATTGGAATTACTGGTGAAGTTCAACAAGATGAATATACAGCACAAGACGGAAGCAAGCGCAATAAAATATATGTAAATGTAAATAGTTTTGATTTTGTTGAATCCAAGTCGTCTGCTCAAAGTAATGAATATCAAGCGCCAAGTCATGGTTATGAAGAACCAACGCAAACGTTTGATATTACTAACGATGATCTCCCGTTCTAATTGAGGTGGTAATATGAGTAGCAAGAGAGAGCGTGAGGCGTGGAAAGCGCGCCTTCTCGCTATATATAACGAACATGGAAATATTGTTATTTCTAAGAATCACTATAAACATTGGAGCTTAGATTTTGGCAATCATACAGTAAGAGAATTCGACCGTACGTGTTGGATCGTTGAAAGGGTGAATGAGAATGCGTGAATATAAATTTGCAGGAAAGAGCGTTGAAAGCGGCTTGTGGGTGTATGGTAGAGTATTTAAAATAAATGAAACAGGTGACCATTTTATAACCCCTTTTGATAGTAAAATATTTGAAGGTACAATAAATTATGAATATTACTTTCAATTAAAATGTATAAAAGTAATTCCAGAATCTGTTGGACAGTACACGGGACTAAAAGATATAAATGGCACTAAAATTTATGAAGGTGATATTGTCATAGCCAAATCTAAAGGTTCTGATACAGCGCATACGATTGTAGTATCTTGGATTGAAACAGAAGCTTGTTACAATATTTCACCGGGTTATCAAATGTGTGTTATAAAGTATGAAGTAATCGGCAATAAATGTGATAACCCCGAATTGCTGGAGGTGGAATGATGGGCGTTCAATTCGAGAAAGGAAAAGATATTGGAATCATAATTGGTTTATGTCTTGCTCTTGAAGCCGTCGCTGATGCAAACGATGAAACAACTTTTGAACAAGTTGTTGGAACAACGAATCTTAGACTTATTGAGGTAAAGCAGTATGCTGAAACATCTTACGAGCTGTTGGTCGAAAAACTTGGATACGACAGATTAATGCGTCTTTTCGGAGAAACAACGGGTGATCCAAATGCCTAGATTAATTATTGCAGGCAGAAGAAGCGGAAAGCAACTATTTGTCCGACGAAGATATGAAAGTTTGATGAATTATGTAAATAATAAATATCCAAATTATTGGAAGGGGCGGAATAATGAACCACAAGAAAGAACGTAACGAACAGATATTAAAGCACGCATCAGACGGGCTTAAAATGACTGATATTGCAGATGTAATGAATTTGACATACGAAACTGTAAGATGTGTTATTCGTCGAAACAGGGACAAAATACAGCCTTCGGAGTTCAAAGAAATTGAAGCATCTGAAATTAATGGTGATGTTGCAATTCATGTAGCACGTATGACCGATGCAGAGATTTACGATTTTTTTAAAAAAGACCCGGAGAAGTATGATTTGCAACGGCAGCGACCAACACTTAATACAAAAGGGAATTCACATTTTCAAGTGATTTTTAAGGCAAAAAGTGTGATGCAGCAAATTGATTTTGAAGAATTGTTCAAACGATTATGCAATCGACCAATGCCAAAGTCATGGGTTGGCGTTGAGAAGCACAAAATAGGCGATAAATTAGCCGTTTTAGCAGCAGTTGACTTCCACATGCCAAAGCTCGCTTGGGCTTCGGAAACAGGCGATAATTACGATATGAAGATTGCCAGAAAGTCAGTTGATTATGTATTTCAACAAAGTTATGAGTACATGAAAGAAAATGACATCAAAAAAGCTATCGTTCCAATTGGACAAGACTTGCTGCACTTTGATAGTAATAAACCATTCACATCAGCCGGAACACTACAAGATACCGATGTACGTTGGAAAAAAATGATTGATACAGTTTGCGAAACAATGATTGATAATATCAGCAGACTTTCTGAAGTGGCAAACATTACACTCGTATGGTCGCGTGGCAATCATGATGAAACACTTAGTTATGCAATATTCAAGGTATTAGAAGCGTATTTCAATAATTACGATAGAGTAACACCTATTTTGAACCATAAACCACGACAATATTATCAATTTGGTGTGAATATGATTTGCTTTACTCATTCAGATAAAGAAGGTAAGCGACTGCCGATGATGCTATCTACCGAAGAACCGATGATGTTTGCGGCGACAACTGATCGCCATGTAATTGCTGGACATTTTCATACTTACAAAGTCGAGGAAATACACGGTATTATGATTCATCATTGTTCAAGTATCAGTGGAACTGACTATTGGCACGCTGAATCCGGATATGTTGGCAACAAGAAAGCAATGCAGCTACTTGTGTTTGATAAAAAGAATGGTATTGACGTAGTAAAACACATCGCAGTACCGAAAAATTATTATAAATAGGAGTGAATAACATGGATAAATTTTTAGCAAAAGATACTCGTAACAACTTTGAAGATGCAGAATCAATGACGGAGGCTAAGCAAATGGCCGAAAGCTGGATGGAAGAGGCGTTGGAATATGAGGATACAGATACTGAAGTGGGAATTTATCAACTTGTAAAGGTTGGAAAATTTGTTAAAGATGATGGTGCCACAGAAGATTATTTGGAAGATTGCGAGAATGACGGCGTTATTCCTGAGTACGAATATATTGTTAAATCAGAAATGGTTAATGTAATTGACGGAGATATGAGTGATGGGTATCATACATTCAATGAATTGTATAATCATCGTAGTGTATTGTTTTCAGTAATATGCAATCTAAATAGTAAAGTTGCATGGAAGTCGAAGAAACACGCTGATGGCTCAATGTTTAATAATATGTTTGTTGTAGGTATTGAAACACCCGCTGGAATGTTTACTTATCACGATGAAATGATGTGGTGGAATCGTTACAATGTTCCAGAATTAGAAAATGCGCCCGAGTGGGACGGGCATACATCTGATGATGTAATACGTCTATATACATTGGTGGATAGTATGGAGAATGATGAATTATGAATGACCGCGAACTATTAGAGCAACTATACCTTGATGCTGTGATTGAATATTTGAAAATGAAAGGGTTGGTGAAGAAATGAAACCGTCAAAGTTATTACAAAATATTAATCCTGATTGCATTCAATTTAGGAAAGAAATTAATTATTATGTAACTGGACAACATCTCGGAGAAATACCGATAAGTAAAGAGGTTGTTTATTGTAAGGATAATGAATATAACAAAGGGTTTATGTTCAGTGGAAAAGGTTTTGATTTCTCGAAAAAAGTCGTAATATCATCAGCATGGAAAATGATTTGAGGTGGAATGATATGTGTGTGTATCACGAAAGAAAACATTGCTATAAAATTGAATTTAACGAAAAAATGCAAAAACGATTCACAACTGAAGAATTAACATTTATTTGTCAAAACACCAGTATCATAAAACTAGCTAACTTTATTGAACCGGTTGCATTACCTGTTCTGACAGAAGGAGCTTCGGAAAGAATGTTGGTGGAGGATACGATTGCATATATGGCAAGGAATCGAGGTTCAAAAAAATGATTGAAATAATATCTACACTATCAAATCTAATTGTAGCAATTACAGCAATTTATTTACTACTTAAAAATCGCACTTTAAAACAAAAAAATGAAGATTTAGAATGGTGGAAAAACCATTATAAACAAGCAAGAGATTATTACAAAGAATCACTAGAATTAAGTAGAACTTCAAATAAAATTAGCGCGGACACATCAAATAAAATAATTCAAAGTTTACAGCAACGCAATGAACGCCAACAAAAAATAATTAAAAAGTTGATTGAGGGTGAAGCCAATGAAAGACAAACACCAAGAAACTGACGGCGAATACTGGTTTCCAGCGTATGGATTCCCACTCTACGAATGCAGCAATACTGGAAAGGTGCGGAATGTTGAAACAAAAAGGGAATTGGGGCGCTCTGGTAAGAATCAAGTAGTTACCTTAATTAAAGTAAGTGATTCTGGAACTATTACAAGACGTAATTTATCGCTTGCTAGACTTGTTTATCAGTCTTACTATAAGAAGAAGGTTCCGAAAGGCTACTATGTTCACAGAATGAATGAAATAAACCATGACAATCATATCGCTAATCTAAAGTTGATTAGTACTTCTGAAAGAGCGAAAGTCATTGGTAAAAAGCGTAGAAAGCCGATAGATCACTTTGATAGCAACGGTGAGTATATAACTACATACAAGAGTGTTGCTGAAGCGGCAAAAGTACTTCATATTGACAGAAAAACAGTCAATAGAATAATTACCAACAAGACTGAAAATAAGCTGTTTAATCTTAAAAAAGCATCTAAACGCGCACATATTGAACGGGCTTAATTTTCAGCAGTAAATCTATACCAAATATAGACATTCTAAATAAGGCTATTTTTAATGCCTCTTGACATGAATTATACTAAAGCCATATAGATTACTTAATTAATAAAGTTTACTTTATGAGAGGTTGAAATACCTCTCTTTTTTTATGTCTAAAATAACCATAAATTATACCATGTTTTTATTAATCTAAACAGTGACATTTTAGTCACCCCTATTTTGCTTTAACAATATTCTGAACATAGAATAATCGTTGCAAACAAGGTGGTGACTTTTGCATTACCTAACAAACATCATTGCAAGAGGCGAAAGAATCGGAACTCTTGATGAGCGTTTATTGTTTTGAAAATACAAAAATAAAGGAGTGGTATTAATGCCGAGATTAATAAAACCATTTGTAGGAATGGCAGACATCAACCACAAAGAGGATTCAATCGAGCTACCGGAAGGCACAGAGTTCACAGCAATTCAAACAGTATGCAATGACTTAGGTGAAGGAATCACAACTTACCGAACTTTGATTCCTGTTGATATAGAGATACTCAATGATGAGTTTGATAAATACTTTGGACATGAAGAAGATGAGTAACCCAAACATACTTTGGGTACAAGCTAAGTTATATCAATAATACTTAATAAATAAATGAAGTGAGATGATCATATGCCTAGTATTAAATACAAGATAATACCCACCCCTATATATAAGTTAAAACTATTTATAGCAAAGAGAATAATTAATATTGCTAATAGGTTAATAAGAGAACCTAAGTATAAGACGGTTAGGTTAGATGAATAATTATAAAACTAAAGAACAAAAACTTAAGTTCTATAAGAGTAAAGCATGGAAGCAACTTAGGCTTGTTGCTTTAGAAAGAGATAACAACGAATGCCAGCAATGTAAAGCTAATGGAGTGTATCACAAAGCTGAAGATGTAGACCATGTAAAAGAGATAGAGAACTATCCACAGTTAGCTCTAGATATTAATAACCTACGTTGTTTATGTAAGAGATGTCACAATGCTAAGCATGATCGTTTTGTTAAGAGAGAAAGTAAATGGAATGATGAACGATGGTAAATATTTTTGAATAATTATACCCCCACTCGAAAGGTTTTGACCAATAAAAAGGTGATGGGGAACGGGGTGGGGCACTTACAAAAGAAATACATCGCGCGTATAACCCCCACCAAACAGATAGGAGTTGATGAAATGGACACGGAACTAAAGAACGAAGAATTATTGCGCAAAGCAATTGAGAATTATCGTTTTTGCGAACAGCAAGTAGAAGATGCCAAAGCACTGATAAAAAAACATGGACTTACGATTGAATCGGCTTCTAATGGTCTGATTAGAAATCCGGCGGTTCAAATCCAAGATACATACTTGAAGCAAATGAAAATACATAGAGATGACATTATTAAACTACGTGAGTTACTTGGTATTCAGTGGTTAAACAATGGTGGTGGTGAAGATAATGAACCGGAGCCGGAATTGTAAGTATGTTGATGAATATCGAAAAAAAGTTGAGATGGGAATAATTAAAGTAAATAAAGATAGGTTTGCATTATTTGACTATTTAGATTTGCTAGATTCCAAAGAGGATAACTATTTCGATATGCAAATAATTGAGGATTATATCAGCATTACTGAAGCTTACTTTTTCCCATTATTAGATTGGCAAAAGTTTTTTGCAAGTTATTTTCTTGGATACCGTCAATCAGATGGAATATTGAGATTTAACGAATTCTTACTGCTCATGGGTCGTGGTGGTGGTAAATCTGGTTTTGGCGCATCATTAGCATTCTTCCTTACATCAAAGAAGAACGGTATCGATAAATATGGAATAGATTTTATCGCAACCAGTGAAGATCAAGCAAAGATTATGTATGAAGAAATATACGATATGTTAAACAATTGGCGACCAACTATGAAAAAGTCATTTGATTGGACAAAAACAGCGATAGTTAATAAAGCGACAAAATCAAAAATTAGGTATCGCACTTCAAATGCCAGGACAAAAGATGGTGGTCGCCAAGGAGCAGTTTTCTTTGATGAAGTACATGGATTCAGTAGTTATGACAGCATAAAGGTTTTCCGCTCTGGTCTAAATAAGGTTGCAGATAATCGCACCTTGTATCTTACAACGAATGGTGATATTCGCGATTCAGTACTTGATGACATGATTGAAATGTCAGAATTAGTACTTAAGGAATACAACCCAGCAGATAAGTTCTTTCCATTCATTTGTCGGCTAGATGATGAAGAACAAGTTAAGGATTTTGATAATTGGGAAATGGCAAATCCATCAATAACAGTATTTCCAATATTAAAAGACGGAATGATTACCGAGTATAACAAGGGGCTAAAACATTCTGAAACTATGTATGAGTTTATGACAAAAAGAATGAATATGCCATTTAAGAACGCTTTAAACGAGGTTACTAGTTGGGAAAATATCAAAAGAGCATCTAGAGAATTACCTGATTTAAAAGGTAAGAATGCTATTGGTGGTATCGACTTCGCTTCATTCAAAGACTTTTGTGCAGTTGGATTGTTATTTAAGGAAAATGACCAATATTACTACATCACTCACGGTTTTATTACAAAGCAGGCAATATTCGAACAAGGCATCAAAGCGCCACTTGATACATGGGCTAAAGATGGGTTAATCACGATTGTAGATGATACTAGCATATCGGCACAACACACATTAAATTGGTTTGTCGAAATGAGTAAAGACTACAACGTTGGAGTAATCGCCTGTGATAGTTATAGGTTTGATGTTCTTAAAGAGATATATTCCGAATCACCGTTTGAACTAAAGTGTGTACGTTCTGGATATATTACGCATAACAAATTGGCACCATTGATTGAAGATGTATTCGACAGAGATTTAATTAGCTATGGTGATAATCCATTTATGCGGTGGAATGTAAATAACGTCTATGTTGATGTTGATGCTAAAGGTAATAAGTCATACAAGAAAAAGGAATATAAGACGAGAAAGACAGACGCATTTATGGCGATGATTCACGCATTTGCTTATCGTGACGAATTACCCGTAGCTGCGCCGATATTAAATATAGATTGGTTAGATGATTTATAGAGAGGAGGGATAATTTGGGATTATTTAATTTTTGGAAAAGTAAAAACAGTTCCTCATTCCTAGAAATTCCGATTGTAGCTGGGGGAAGTGCTGACGAAGATAAATTCAAGTTGCTTGCTATTTCTTCGGCAGTTGACTTAATCGCAAATGCTATCGCCATGTGTGAGTTTAGAACCTTTGAAAAAGACAGTGAAGTAAAAAAGATGAATTACTATATGCTCAACATTAAACCTAATCCTAATCAAAATGCAATTGAGTTTTGGAAAGCGGTTATTGAGAAGCTTTATTTTGACAATGAGGCTTTAGTTGTTTCAATTCCTGATGGACAAAACAATTATCTGTACTTAGCTTCTTCTTTTGATCGCGACGACTATGTATTAAAACCAAAGTATTTTAATAACGTTGTTATTGATGATTTGTCGTTAAATCGTTCGTTTAAAAGAGATGATGTGTTTTATTTCAGACTTAATGATAATTCAGCTATTTCAATGATTGATGATTATTATTCGACATTTGGTAAAGTTATTGCATCTACATTATCAAGCTACAAAGCTGGCAAGGCTTTTAGAGGAATCGTTAATATTTCGGCTGCTATGTCAGCTCAAGATGATGCAGAGAAAAAAATAAAGCAGTATTTTGAGAAGTTATTCAACGCCTTATCAAGTGATAAGCCCGTGCAGTTGGTTCCTTTGCAGGAAGGGATGAAGTTCGAGGATTTAAACAACCAGTATAAATCCTCGTCATTCGAGGATACAAAGAATGCGTTGGGAATGGTTAAGGACGATGTTGCTATGGCACTACATATTCCTGCCGGGCTGCTAAAAGGAGACCTAGCAGATGTAGAAGCTCAAACAAAGAACTTCATATCATTTTGTATCAATCCAATTGTCGAGTTGCTTGCAAGTGAGATCAATCGACAACTATATAAACCAAGTGAATTTCTACAAGGTGATTCGGTGTTCATTGATACAACAAGAGTAGTTTATATTAACCCATTTGAAGTAGCGGAAAAAATTGATAAGTTAATCGCAACTAGCGTTTACTCGCCGGACGAAATAAGAATTAAGCTCGGAGATAGAGCAACCGGAGAAGCAGGAATGCAGAAACGATATTTAACTAAAAACTATGGTGAATTGACATTGAAAGGGGGTGAGAATGGTGCTGGAAGTAATGAACAAAGTAGCAACGGAGATTAAGCTATATGACTACATTTATAGTAGTACGCAAAAAGAGTTTGAAAACGCACTTAGCACCTCTAAAGGCGGTGACATTACCGTTTATATCAACTCGGGTGGTGGTGATGTGTTTGCATCGGTAGCTATCCATAACATGCTTAAACGCCATGATGGCAAAGTGACAATTATTGTAGACGGATTAGCAGCCAGTGGAGCAAGTATTATTGCGATGGCAGGTGATGTTATCAAAATGCATAACAACTCAACAATGATGATTCATAATGCATGGACGTTTGGCGCTGGTAATGCTGACGACTTTGAAAAGCTCGCTTCAGATTTACGGACAATTAATGAAGCGGTTGTTAATAGCTATAAGACAAAAATTAATATTTCAGATGATGAGCTCAAATCATTATTAGATGATGAAAAATGGTTAAGTGCTGAATCTGCACTTGAATTAGGATTTTGTAATGAAATTATTCAAGATGAAAACACTCAAGATAATAAAGTTGAAAATGAAGAAGATGAAGAAGATGAAGAAGAAGTTGAAACTACTGAAAACTCATATTCAACGAAGTTTATGCAAAGCGATGCTTTTGTAAAAAATATATTAGATGCTTTAGGAGGCAGAAAAAATGATGAATCAAGATAAATTAAATGAATTTAAAAAACAAGTTTTTAATGACAGTTTAACAGAAGATGAAAAGCAAGAAGCGTTTGCTAGTTACATCACGGCAGTAACTGAAAACGCAGCACAAAATACGCTAACTGAATATATTAACGCGCAAGATAAAGACGTATTAATTCAACGTGGCGCTCAAGTTTTGACTACTGAAGAAAATGAATTCTACAACAAAATTAAAGATGAAGAAAATTATGGCACTAAAGAAGAGTTTGCTTTTCCGGCAACAATTGTTGATCGTGTATTTGAAGATTTACTTCGTGACCACCCATTATTGTCAAAGTTAAATATTACATACACAAAAGGGCTAACACGTTGGGTATTCTCAAATGTAACCGGTGTAGCTACTTGGGGTAAACTAAACGATAAAATTACTGCCGAGTTAACTGCTGGATTTGAAGGTGTTGATGCAGGGTTAAACAAACTATCTGCATTTATGACTATCCCTCTTGCTATGCTCGAACTTGGTAATACATGGTTAGACCGTTATGTTCGCACAGTATTGAGCGAAGCAGTTTCAGTAGCTTTAGAAGAAGCAGTTGTGAATGGTACAGGAAAAGACCAACCAATCGGAATTTTGCGTTCGACAGAAAAAGATGCAGTAAATGGAGAGCAACCATTGAAAGATAAAATTGATTTGGCTGATTATACTGCTCAATCATTCTATGAATTAAAAGGAAAATTAAATAAGGGGCGCAACTACAAACGTCCTAATGGCAGCCTTTTACTAGTAATGCATCCAGATACATACACTGACCAATTTGCTGGACAAGTCACAATTCAAAACGCTCTTGGTGTTTGGGTTATGAACTTACCAATCGCAGTAGAAATTGTAGAATCATTCGCTGTTGAAGTTGGTGTAGCAGTGTTTGGATTTGGAAAGGATTATGAAATGGCAATTGGCATGGCTGAAAAAATTGAATACTCTGATGAGTTCAAATTCCTTGATGACCAACGAGTTTACAAGACACGGTTATTTGCTCATGGATTATCAATTAAAGATGGGAACTTCTTGGTAGTAACATTACCAAAAGTTAGTAATTCACCCAGTTAAGCCCGTAACAATTGATGTAGCACCTGATACCGTTAACTTAACAAGTGGCGGTAGTCAGGTTGTTACTGTAACAATTGAGGGCGCTACTAATAAAATGTTCATGTATGAAACGTCGGACGCTGATGTTGCTCAGCCTTCAGCACAAAGCGACACTGAATTACAAATCTATGGCGATTTAGATGGTACAGCTACTGTAAAAGTATATTCGGCTGAAGATAATTCGGTGTTTAAGAATATAACAGTAAATGTTAATTCAGCTTTGCGATCATTCGGGTTAACTTCTGATCAGTTAAAAGCAATATTAGATGAAGCGGGAGTTAAATATCCAAGCAATGCAAGAAAAGCAGAATTACAGGCGTTAGTTGATGGATTGGCAGTTGATGAGTAATGGGAGAATTATTACCTAAACTAAAACAAAGACTTAAGGTTGTCTCAAATGTGTTTGATGATGATTTGAAGTTAATCATAGATTCGGGTATTGAGTATTTCAAAAATATCAATGACGACTTCAGTCCGGGAGATAAACATTCTGACACCGTATTGTTGTTTGAATATTGCCGTTATTATTTCAACGATGTTGGCGAACTATTCTCAACAAACTATGCTAAAGAGTTGCTGCAATTAAGTCTGCGGGGTGTTATTGATGAAACTAAAGTCGGAGACAGTAGTTCTGAATGATGGAATATGTGATGTTGGAAAAATCGAAAACAAACGAGTAAATGGCGTCATTGACGGAAAAGAGTTTGTCAAAGAGTATTCGTTGTACTATGGACGTGCATTTAACAGTGAAAGGTTCTCATCAAAAAATAGTGCTGAATCTAAAACCTATGATTTACAGATAGTTACCTTGAAAGAGGATTTAATAGACAAGCACATACAAATTGGCGATGAAATTTACACAGTTATTTCAACAGTTGATATTTCAGCACTTAATCAGAAAGTAACAATGCAAAGGGTTGGTGTAGATGAGCAAATTTCAAATAGCGAATGATGTTTTATATTCACTTTTAAATACAAATAAATGCGGTGTCTATTATAAACAAGCAGATGCTAATGTTTACCCGCGCATTGTATATCATCAAATATTTAACAATAGGTATTCGGCGTCAAATGAAGAGTACATTACTAGTTTTACCTTTCAGGTTTCATTATTTATGCAAACAATGGACTTCGAGCTGCTTTCTGATGTTATGGGAAGCCTCAAGTCTGATGTTGTATTTATTAATTCTGATTGGTTGGAAGGTGCGACTGAAAGTAAAGAGATTTATCACATGAAGTTAGAAGTAGAGGTGTTGGTATGAGTAATGATTTAGAAACAGCGTTTGAATTTGTATCAGATACATTAAGAAAGCTGGAGTTAAATCCAACGCAAATCGGCAACATAACTGAGAAGGCTGCTCAACACGGAGTTGAAAAGGTTCAGAGTCAAGCTGAGTTTGTTAAGGGTTATTCAAAAGGAGCCATTAAAAAAGATGGCATAGCTTATCAAATTGAAGAAGATGGCACGGCATCTATTGGATGGACTGCTGACGAATTTTATGGACGATTTGTCGAAGATGGAACCGAGTTCCAACAAGCGCAACCGTATTTACGCCCTACATTAGAAAGTGAAACAGAGGCAATGATGGATATTGTTGCAAAAGAAATTGAAAAATTAATTTAAGGAGATGTTATAGAATGGCAGGAAATACTGTTACAGAAAAAAAGCAAAGTGTAATTACTGGCCTATTAGATAGTTATATTACATTTATCAAAGACCGAGAGGCATCGCCGGTTGAATACGAAAACGAGACAATTCAGTCACCAAACTTAAAGTCTTACAAACAAACAATTACTAATGAAAGTACTAAAATTACAGCTTCAAATAAGGTGTATGATGTTGTACCAGGTAATAATGAGTTAGAAGTTGCTTTGAGTACTATTGCTACTCCGCCGAAGGTACAAGCAAGAATATTGGGTCGCAAGTTTGAAGAAATTGGAGAAGTTGGTTATGTTGCAGCCGTTGGGGAGCAAGCAAATCCCGAAGCATTCGCACTTACAACTGAGTTACCAATGCGGAGCGGTGGTTCAACTTTTATTTGTTATCCACACTTACTAATGGCTAAAGAATTAGAAAAAGAGCATAAAGAAATGGGTAGCGGTTATGAGGAGAATCCAGACGAATATACTTTTACGGCTATGTCAGCATCTAAAGATGGTGAACCATGCATTTTTGCTGAGGTAAATAAAGACAATGTGGATTTAGTTCGAGCACAATGGCACTCTAACCCGCCACGTGATCATGCCGAAGCAAAGTTATTAATCGAAACAGCGACTAATAATTTAAAGAAAGAGTAGGTTTTTCACATGAGTGTAATCAATCATAAGTCGCTAACTATTGGCGATAAAACATACAGACTTTTCCTAAGCACTGGAGCTATGGAGTGGTACGAGGAAATTACAGGAAAATCTTTCCACGCGCTTGCCGATTCGATGGATGGCAACAATATTTCAAATCTGTTCGTGAGGGACATGAAAACTATTGTGTATTGCGCATTAAAGTCTATGAATGAAATTAACCCCACTTACAACATTGACATTAATGAATTGAAGGACTTGAACGGTTGGCAATATACCGATCTTGTGAAAGCTGTTGGGTTGGCGTTTGACACTATGAATATTAAAGCGGCTGAGAAGCAAGCAGTCAAACACCCGGCAAACGTAAAAAAAAAGAGACGATAGATTTTAATTTTTTAAGAACTATCGCATATCAAATAGGCATGACCGAAACTGATTTTAAAACAATGGATATATTTGAACTCAACAATATTATTGATCAATATTTTGAAATTGAACGTTTGAGAAACGGCGGTAAGGTTGAAAATCAAGAATCTAGCGTTATTTCAGACGGTGATGCCTTTTTAAGTGAAATGGGGGGTGTGTAGGCATGGCGAAAAATAAAGTTGCAACAGTAGGTTTTAAAATAACTGCTGAAGGTGCGCAGGAATATGTAAAGACGGTTAACCAAATGGAAACGTCGCAAAAAAAGAGTGCGGCATCTTTTAAACTTCAAAATGAAGAAATGAAAAAGACTGAAACTCAATCTGAAAAACTAGCACGAAAGCATCAATTTTTGACTAGTCAAATTGCTACACAATCCGACAAAGTAAAGGCAATGAAAAAGGCTTATGAAGAAGAGAGTAAAACTCGTAGTCTAAGCGTTGCGGAAGTTGAAAAGTACGAGAAGAAAATAAATTCTGCCGAATATGCTTTAGCTAAGTATAAAAATGAGTTGAAAGATGTCGAGAAAGCAGAGAAAGACTATTCCAAAGGACTGGGTCAGTTAGGGACTAAATTAACAGATAATGCCGAAAAAATCAAAAACGTTGGTAAAACAATGACTGTTATCGGTGGTACGGCTGCTGGAGCATTAACTGGTGCTTATGCAATTTCTCAGAATCTAAATAAAAGTTGGAATACAATTGCCAAATCAACAGGAGCGGTTGGTGATGAACTTAAGGAACTAAAGGAAACAGCCAAGGACGTATATGGAAGTGTTGCATCTGATAGCGATGATGTTGCTACTGCAGTTGGTGATTTAAATACTCGATTTGGATTCACAGGAAGTGTATTAAAAGACGCTTCTGTAAACTTTTTAAGATTTGCGAAGGTTAACGAATTAGATGTTTCATCAGCTATTCAGTTGGTTTCTCGCGCGATGGGTGATGCTTCAATTCCTGCTGAAGAATATATGAGCGTATTGGACACGTTGACAGTTGCATCTCAAAACACAGGTATATCTATGGATGTGCTTACCACTAATTTGGCGAAATATGGAGCCCCGATGCGTGCTTTAGGATTTGAAGTTAAAGAATCAATTGCTTTATTTAGTACTTGGGAAAAAGCCGGAGTTAATACAGAAATTGCATTCTCTGGTATGAAGAAAGCAATAAGCAATTGGAGTGCCGCTGGAAAAGATGCGAAAGTAGAGTTTAAGTCAATGCTTGAGCAAATAAAAAACGCCCCAAATATTGCCGCTGCTACAACAATGGCAATTGAGACGTTCGGCGCTAAGGCGGGTCCGGATTTGGCAGATGCCATTAGGGGTGGAAGATTCGAGTTTGAGAGTTTACTAGATACATTAGCTGGTGCCGATGGGCAACTGGCGGCAACTGGCTCAGAAATATCGACACCGATGGGAAAGCTGACTATTGCAACACATAATATGGAATTGGCTATGGCGGAGTTTGGAGATGTTATTGCTGAAGTTGTTGCGCCAATAATAAGTGATTTGGTGCCGATTATTCAAGGAGTAGTGAAATGGATCAAGGAGTTAAGTCCCGAAGCTAAAGGCTTAATTGTTGCGATAGTTGGTATTGTTGCAGCCTTACTACCATTAGGAGTAATTATGATGGGATTAATGCCAATTATTACTGGAATAGGAGCAGCAATAGGGTTTTTAACAAGCCCGATTGGTTTAGCTATATTAGCTATCGCTGCGATTGTTTTAGCAGTTACAGTGTTCAGGGATGATATTTTAGGGATATTTACTGGGCTTAAGGATGGCATTTATCAAGTGTTTGGACCTTTTGCAGACCTAATATACGGGGTACTAGTAAAACCATTTGAGGATTGGTTCAATGCGGTAATAAAGGTATTTGATAACCTTATTGCTTTTGTAAATAATGTGTTAGCGGGCAATTGGGAAGATGCTTGGTATAACATTGTGCAAATATTCGGTGGACTATTTGATATGCTGTTTGCATTTGTAAAAGTCCCCTTCAATGCAATTATTGGACTAATTAACTTAGCAATTGATGGTATTAATACACTGTTAAGAACAATTGATATTCCCGATTGGGTTCCGTTTGTAGGTGGATTTAAGTTCCCGACAGTACCACACATCCCATTGCTAGCCACTGGTGGTATTTTGACTAAGGCAACATTGAATATTGCTGGCGAGAGAGGTGCTGAAGCAGTTGTTCCAATGACAAATGGTGGAGTTCAACAAGAACTTGCAAATTGGATATTATCAGGCATGGAAAAAATTGGTGCGAATATTGGCGGTAATCAACCTATTCAAGTTGTTGTTAACCTTGACGGTAAGGAAATTATAAAGTATTTACTTGATGATGTGAATAAACAGCAAACAAATGAATTGCAAGTGCAGATGAGGGGCTTTAATTATGGGCGAAAATAATAACTTTCGATTAACCGCAATTAAGATTGGTTCTGCTGATGATGAGCGTGTTATTTGGGATAGTCAATTTCAGCGGGATAATTACACAATTATCAGCGGGAGTTTTGCCGGCAATCGTAACGATGTTGACGTACTAGAGTTTGAAATACTACGAGAACACCCATTGTATGATTGGTTAGAACCAATGAGTACACTTGTATACTTGTGGAAGTCAGACCGCTGGGAGTTTACAGGACGAATTCTAAAAACAATTGATGTATTTGATGATGGATTGTTGAAGAAAAAAATAATATGCGAAAGTGCCGAAGCGTTTTTAAATGATTGCTTATTAATGACAAATGGCAATGCCTTTGGTATTACGCCGAACGATGTTATCAAGAACTTTACTAACCGTGTCTATAATGCCGGACAGCCAAAGGAAAAGCAAATCCAATTTATTTCTGTAACTGATCCGTACTTTGATACAACAAAGTTTAAGATTAATGATGATTTCGGAAAAAGTGGTGTTGAAGCTTTGAACGTATTTTTCGATTCAATTGGAGCAACATTTAACATTAGACGCTATGACCCAGAAATCGATGGCGGAGATACATTGCCAAGCTGGGCGTTGATTATGAATGTATATTCTAAAGACCATGACGTATTCCGAGTAAATCAACCAGTTAAACTTGGATACAATATTCGGTCTTATGAATTAACTGAAGATGCTACCAATTTAGCTACGGAAGTATATGCGACCGGTCGAGATGATTTAAGTAATGGTTCGGTCAATGATGCTGTTTCGATTGCTAAGTATGGGAAAATCATTGTTCAACCAAAGAATAATGAAATCGTAGATAAAGCAGCTCTGACTTCATGGGCTAAAGAATATTTGAATCAATACAAAACACCAATATATTCACTTAGCTTTTCTACTTATGATTTATCATACGTTGATAATGTCGATGCGTTCAAGGTTGGTAATATTATCAGGGTATTTGAACCAGTGCAAGGAATTGATGTTGAGATGTATATTGAATCATTGAAATATGATTTATTAAGTCCATATGACGTTCAAATTGATGCAAGTAACAAGAGTGCTAACTTTGCTCGTTTACTTGTAAGGAGTGTGCTGTGATGGAATATATGATATATCTAGATGGCGCATTATTATTTGATTCTAAAAATGGTAATAGCTATCTGATATCAGCAACCGGAAACAATATCATGAATGACTTTTCTACTTTTGAATTTACTCTATTATTCGGTTGTGATGTTTCAATAGAAACGGGTGCAACGCTTGTTGAAGTGTTTAAGGATAGCAAGAAAGTATTTGCTGGTGTTCCTGTTGTAAAGAAGTCAAACATGGATAATCAAGGGTTATTTACTGAAGCGTACACGTGTAAGTCACTGATTAGTCAGTTAAATAATGTCATTCTAAATACTGACAAAACGTACAATCAGAAATCAAAAGCTGTTATTGATGATATTTTGAATCAGTATAATTCTAAAGCTACTATGTACAAAGTTAATGGCAGAAATATTAGCGTTAATAAAGACTTGATTTATGAATTGAAAACGCCCATAACCGTGTATGAAGCATTGATGGAGATAGTAGATATTGTGGGTGGTTATATTGTCGTAGATAACGTTGGTAAAGCTCTTAATATATCCCATTTACCAATTGTTAATGGCGGTGAGCTTCTAGGTGATATTAATAATACGCTTATGGTTGAACAGACGCTTGATGGAACATTATTTAAAAACGGAATAATGGCGGTGAGTGAATGGGAAGAAGAAGTACCTATTTATGGTTGGATTGACAACGGAAATGCTATTCCTAATAACCTTGTTTATGATAATTACAAGGGGCTAAGTTCAATAGTTGGTGCTAACCACGCTGATTTAGTGCAAGTAAACACTCATTTCGATAATCGCTATTGGGGAAATGGATTTAAAGATTGGGTTGGGATATTTGGCTATGGTGGCGGTTATCCACAGCCCTATTATCAACACAATGGTATCGATATCCAGGCATCTGTTGGAACACCGTTATATTCTCCACCGTTTTGGACAAAAGTAATTGATGTTAACTGGTCTAATGCAAGTGATGATCGAGGCTTATATGTGTTTTTAGAAGTTGTAGATTATGGTACACAGAGAGTTAAGCAATATGGACAGTTTTATTATTTGCATATGTCATCAATAGAGCCGTCAGTTGGACAACTTTTAGCGCCAAATACATGGATTGGAAGAACTGGAAATACAGGATTGTCGAGTGGACCGCATTTACATTTCGGAGTAAGTTTCAATTACTATGGTTCTCAAGGCGGGGGACTTGCCGCTGGGGCTAATTTGCGCGACCCATATCAATATATCTTTAACATTGGTGAAAACAGCTTCGACCCATCAACTAAAGGTTTAGAAGGATGGAACACATTTATTGTTGCAAAAGAATGGGGAATAATCGGATACAAAATGGAGCCAAGGCAAATTGTTAAAAAAATTGTTGATGCTGATAGTTACAAGAAATTCGGGGGAGTATATGCTGTTATTAGAAATAATGATTTGCGAACACAAGCAGATGTCGATGCATTAGCTCAACAGTCGCTAAATATTTATTTACAAATTGGTTTGAATAGGAGTGTCGAGTTGGATTTGGCTTATATTAGTGCTGATATTATCGGTCAAGGAGTTACTATTGGCAATGTGCCATTCATGAATGGAGAAGATACTCATATAGTTGGGTATAACTACGATGTACTCAATCCCCAAAATGATAAACTCATAGTTGATAATGAGCCATTAAGTTTTATAAAGATGATTGGAGGCGGTAATTTTGCGTAAACGGAATTGGGTAAAAATAAACGGTGTAGACTTGAATAGGTTTGCGTTAGGAGTGCAGTTTTATATTTCTGATATATTAGTCGGCACATCTGAAAAAAAGAATATTGGTGTTGAAGTACCATTCAGAGACGGCACTATATGGCAAGAAAATATATTCGATAATAAAAATCATTTCAGAGACATACCGTTGTCATTTACTGTTGCGGTGGTTACAAAAAATCATTCAAGAAGTGAAACGTATGATATTGGCCAACTACTCATTGATAATATTGTTGTTCCAGCTTCTATGATGCGAGTTGAAGTATCTGATCGCGAAGGTGATATCTTTACTGCTAAGCATACAAGTACCGAAGTTACAAAAGCCGAAGGAAGCGAAGGATTAGTATACTATAAGTTTAATTTTCTAGCATTACCGTTTGTCAAAGTGCAAATTGGTGGTTATGGATATTGCGATTTGTTTGACGAAGCAACAGATTGGTGCGAAAGCGACTATTATTACAAAACAAATACGTCAATGATATATGAATTAAACTTCCATAATGAGGTTACCGAACTTGTTATCAATGTTGACAAAGACTGTACCGTATCAATAAATGGTAAGAATGTGGCGTTGATAGTAGGAAACAACACAATTATTGCAAATCAATTGCAAATGAAAAACACGCTTAAATACAACTTGGCAAACGTTAATGTATTTGTCGAATACGAACAGATTAAGTATATATAGGAGGTAGAATATGAGTTTAGAACAACTATTACAGGAACTCAGTCAATTAGCTGAAGAATTACGAATAATTAAGTGTAGCAAAAACGTGCGCTTGAAGCTTGCTGATATAACTGATAAGGACATTGAAATTTGGCAATATTATATCAATTATTATAAAGAAGAATTGCAACAAATGGTTGATGTTTCTCAACAAGAAATATTGGATATTATTGGAGAAGTGGTACCAGAGGCAGAGTTAATAAATGCACGTAAATCAGCGGTATATGGTAATTTCGCCACTTTATCAGCGCGATTGGCACCATCAGAACAAGAAATCAAAGATGCTAGAAGTTCAGCGGCTTATGGAGTAAACTATCCAACAATTAATCCCCGACTAGAAGTACATGAGCAGAAAACAATTCAAAATACTAATAGTATAGTTGGATTGCAGGGCGAAGTATTGTTTGATGGAGCGTTGACCGTAACAACGACCGGAAATACGATTGTTCCAATAAGCAACGGTAAATCTTGGAATGATTATAGTTGCTTAGAAATAACTTTAGAAATTAAGAAAGATGCAAGTACTTGGTTAATTGCGCCCACAGCAAAAGTATACAAAGATACAATTATTGATGGTGGTACAAGTAATAGGGGTGTGTATATAAACGTAATTCAAGGTTATACAACACCAGTAATTGTAGCATGTGCATTTGAGTTTTCAAGAACGGCAAATTCATTAGTGAGTGCGTATATATATCGTCAAAATCAAGATGTCCGATTGAGAAAAGTAATCGGGTATAAATAGGAGGTGCAGGAATGTTAGAAATAAATATTACAGTAGATGATAATAAATACATAACTTGTATAAATAAGGTTATTGATCCTGAGCTTGGTTTGGTTGAAATTACGCAAAAACAGTTTGAAAAGATGATCGAAACAGGTGTAGAGTTTTGGCAATATTCAGGTGGAGAATTTTCATTTGATAACCAAAAGTATAATGATGCTTTGTTATTCAATAAAAAACAAAATGAACTGGATGAGTTGAATAAGTTTCGGGCGGAAATTGTTGTCATTCTTGGTACATTGTTTGATGATGAATGTATTGTTGCAAATGGGAAAGATATTGCAGAAAATACAGCGGATTTAAAAGCATATTACCAAGAGTGCCGTAACAGCATTAACTTGAAGGGAGAGGCAATCGAACGACCTGAATCGCTTGTTCAACTTCAAGTATATTACAACACAACATTTAAAACAGCGGGGTGATGACGAATGACAACTGGTGAAACCTACACGAGAAAGTCAATTGATGCGATGTTGCAAAACGTAGCGGATACTGCAAATGATGCAAAAAAGATTGCTAAAGAGGCTGATAAAAAGGCTGATGAGAATAGCCAAAAGATTGCTAAGATTGAAACTACACAAAACAACTTTGACACTACTGTTAAACAAGCTATTGAGAACGCGATATTAACAGTCCATCGTGAATTAGCGATAGAATACAAGGAAAACAATAAATGGAAAGATAGAACGATTATTGGTTTCTTAATTACCTTGTTTATGTTTATTCTTGGGGTAGTGGTATCAATTTTGAGAGGGGGGTAGTTATGAAACATTATTGTCCGTGGTGGAAACGTGCAACTTGCCTTGCGCAAGCTGTTTTCACTGGAAGATGCCTTGATAATAAAGCGGGAAGAAATTAAAAAATGTTATGGGGCGTTAGCCCCTTTAAGGAGTTGAAATAGATGGATTCTATGAATATATTAGGAGTAACGGTATCATTACCGGTTATCGCAATTAGTTTAGTTTTAGGTCAAGTTGTTAAAGGAGTGAATATTAAAAACCAGTTTGTGCCGATTATTGTAACGGTCGCAGGTATTGGCGTCTCTCTAGCCTTTAATGGATTAACAGTTGAAGCAGCTATTACAGGTGTTGTATCTGCCGGGTTAGCGGTATATGGTTACGATTTATTCAAACAGACGGTTAATGGAGCATCATTGAAAATCGATACTGATAAACCGATTGTTGTAGATGCTGCACAGGTAGCAGAGACTCTAACACAACCAAGCGAAACGGTTCAAGAACCTGTAATTGTACAGTCGGAACAAACATCGCTAGAAACGCCTAAAAACGATGATTCAGGGCAATATAAAAAACCCGATATATTGGAGGGGTAATTATGGATATATACAGCGCAGCGCATAAAATGGTTGTTACCGTAACGTGTCTGTATGATAACCGCACGTGGGGCAATGGTGTTCGTGATTGGGTAGGTGAATATGGTTATTCAAATACCGCAATTCCAAACCCATACCAGGGACACAAAGGTATTGACTTAGTCGGTTCACCGCGTGGTTGCAAAATATACGCCCCAATAAGCGGCTACGCACAAGTAGTACGCAATGTAGACAACAGAGGGAATTGCGTTATTATTACAAGCGGGAATGTACAGTATCGATTAATGCACATGGCTAGTTTATTGATTAATGATGGGAACATCAAAGCCGGTGATGCAATCGGCACACAGGGAAATACCGGGTTATCATACGGCGAACATTTGCACGTTGATATTAGCGTTGATGGTAAGTATGTCGACCCATACAATTTTATTCAGGAATCACAAAACGATTCAAATTTACAAGGAGATGATGATTTCATGGTTATTGCACCAAAATTATTAAAACGTGAAGCGTGGGGGCGTAGTATGCCTGAATGGGGTAACGGAGCATTGATTGGCTTTAATGTAAACAAGCCTGCTGATGCCGACCGTTGGAAAGACCCATTCATTGTACACATTCGCCCACAAGACCAATTAGGCGGATGGGTAGATACAATTGTTCAGGAACAAGGCGATTTCTATCGTTGCGAAGTGGTTACATGTGATTGGCAAGGAAACAAAAAAGAGCGTCGGTTAGTCTGGATTGAAAAAGCTGCATTTGAATAACCACAAGACGGACTTCGGTTCGTCTTTTTATGTCTACCTAATGTCTCTTTATTGTGTCGCTTTAGTTATATAATATATATCCTGGCATACTGATATAAAGCGAAACCTATTGCAAGTAAAGCCTTTTATGGTAAAATTAAGGAAAGGAGTGGTGATTATGAATGAGATCACAATTTTTAGTGTTGCTGAATGGTTTTTAAACAAAGAGCCTATGACACATAAAAAATTACAAAAACTATGCTGGTATGCATACAGTTGGTTTATCTACATTGAAAATGATTCTCCTGAGGATTTAACTAACAAATTATTTGATTGTAAATTTCAAGCTTGGGTACACGGTCCGGTTTCAACTGAATTGTATGATATATATAAAGGAAGCGGTATGACGCTCCTAGAGACAAGTAAGTCTCCAAAGTTTAATGCTGAAGTAGAAAAATTTTTAAACGATATTTTTGATAATTATGGAGAATTTGACGGCGGAGAATTAGAAAGCATTACTCACCAAGAGTTGCCGTGGAAAAATGCCAGAGGTGATTTGAAACCATACGAAGCTAGTCAAAATGTTATTTCCGACAAAGATATCTTTAAAGAATATGCGGAAAGATAGAACATTATGGCGAAGAAGAAAAAGGTTAAAAACAATAGAACTGCCCATAAAAGTGTGAGTAATACAACAATGCCACCCAAGGATGAAGTAGTTGTAATTTCAACTAAAAATTTTTCTTTTGAAAGTGTTAAAGTTGATAGATTTAGTAATTATTTAAAAGATTCTGCACAGTTTACTCAAGTTATGAACACGTTGTTTTATAAGATTTTGCAGGAAGTACAATTGTATAATTTCAAACAGTGGTTAAGTGGTAATGATAAATCAAATTACTATCATTTTCATAGGGTTGAAGGAAAAGAGCTAGAAATAGTTCGTAAAATAATATTGAAATATAATACTAAAAGGGTAATTGATTTTGAATTCGATGAGATTTATCAATGCGGGGTTGACAGCCTAAGAGTTTTCTTCATAAAGGATAATCCAAATATAATGAGTTTATTGTTTCTTGATCCGCATCATTTAGTTTGTCCAAGCAAAAACTACAATCAAAATGATACAAACAAGTATAGTTTTTGTATGTTGCATCTAGAACGTGGACAATGTTGAACACTATTTCCAGTTATTGTTTTGTCCATACCATTATAGAATAATGCTGCAACCACGTAGGCTTGCCTGTCCTTTGACGTGGTTGTTTTTTGATTGATAAATTAAAAAAGCGTATTGATTGAAAATACAAGTAATCTAATATATATTTGATTTGAGTATTTCCCTTAGACATACTCGTAACAATAAAAAGCAACCACATAATGGTGAATTAATTTCATCTTCCTTTTTTAAAGTAGTGTGGTTGCTTTTATAATTAGGTGTCTGTATATGCCTATCTAATCAAAATATTTCAATCAATAATCATATGTTTTTACATTACAATTTGGTTTTTGTAACACTTGAAATCCTTTATTTTTTACTTTATAATTAATTACACAAAGGTATTTGATTTATCTTTTACATTTGTAGACGGCATAAACACTTTATTAATTCTCCCCCAATTGAATTGTAATATGTTGCCGTCTTTTTATTTTGTGATATAATGCGTTTATGGGCGAGTGTTATTCAGATAAGCATTCACCCATACGGCAGGTTATTTTATTTGATGCGCATTTTTATTTTTGTAAAATACATGGGGGGACCTGCCGTAATTTTGTGTTATAATGATTGTGCGGGAGGTCTTTTCGTTCAAAAGAGCCTTTAATCCCGCAGGCGACAACTCCCTAAGCAATCAGATTACTTCAATTTTTTGATGCTCCTGTTGTCGTCATTTTTATGTTATAATTTAAATAGGCGGAAGAATTGTTGTTTCACTGATATGCCCTTATCAATTATCAATCTTCTGCCTTTGATATTTAAAGATAATATGCTACAATTATTTTGTGGGAATACTAAAATTTCCATTTTATAATCCCACCAGACGGCAACAATCCTTGTATTCTCGATCATTTCACACTTTTCGATAATCTTGGTTGCCGTCTTGATTTTATACTATATGTGTAAAATAATAATTGGGTGCGTTTTGATTCATATCTTTGCCCTTAACAACGTACTCACTTCAATAAAAACGGGACCGCTTAATTGGCGGTCTTTTTTTATTTTAATCAATATGATATAATTTTTAAAGGAGTGATGGGAATGGATAGTGCAGAGAAAATAATTATCGACTTAAAACAGCAAGGGTTGCAATTTAGTGATGATAAATATGCAGAAACATATTTAATTTATAATACAACTTTCCAGATTTTAAAAAGAAACAGGGTATGTTTTGAAAATATGATCAGGTATAACCTTAAAAACAACAATTGTAAGTATGGAAATATATATTTTGATGATTTGGTAACTGCTGCAGCAATTAATCACAGATTTTTATTGTTATATGGGAGACTATTAAATGGCTTTGAACATGACTTAAAAGTATACATGAATGAACTCTATTTCAATACCGCCGAATCTAACAGAATTATAATAAATAGTTTAACTGCAAGTAGTATAATTAGAAATGAAATAAGTAGGATTATGTCAAACAACCCAAATATAAAAGGTAGTAAAAGGATTAAATTTAAAGTTGGTGCTGTTACATTTGATTATGGAAAATTCAATCAATTACAAGGTATAGATAAATTCTATGATTTATTTTCATTTGCAACTCTTAGTGAATTAATTGATTTTTTCATTAGACATTTTTATCATCTTCAGAAAGATATTTTAATTTTTAGTTCAACAAATGCAGATGGTTCATCAATTAAGAGTCATAATAATATTATAAAAGAAATATCAAATGTAAGGAATTTATATGCACATAATAATGTTGTCTTTAGTTGCATTCCGGTTGATACTTTAAATCATGTGCCAGAATTTGTGAATTATTTAATGAGTTTATTTCCTATTAGCTATACTAGGAATGATTTGATAAACTTACTTGAGGAAAATAAATACTTATTAAGAATTTTCGTTGTGGTAGTTTCGACAATAAATTTGCTGTGTAGAGATGATGCATTATCCAAACGTAAAGACATTACAATTAAAGAATGCAGAATTTATATAAAGGATATATTACAAAAAATAAATAATTTAAATTACTACGATTCATGGGTAATCAATTTTAAAATAGGTATAGAAGTGATAGATGGAATTTTACAAGAAAGTTATTGA